TGGTGGTAAAGATAGATTACAGAATGGTAATTACATTTTAACTGTACATCAAAACTTTGTAATTATACTTGGTAAAGATGGAAAAGCAGAAACTGCACTTATTTCTATGAGTGCATCTCAAGGCAAAATTGCAAGAAAATGGCAATCACTTCAAATGTCTCAGACTATGAAAGATGAACAAGGGTCATTTACACCTGCATCATTTGCTTTCTCTTACAAACTAAGTTCTGTATTAAACTCTGGTAAAGGTAATCAGTGGTATGGTTTTTCAATAGAGTCAGAAGGACCAGTTCAAAACGCTGAGATTTATCAAAGAGCTAAAGATTTCCATGATAGCATGGACAAACAAAACAGATAATTGCCACATTTGGGCGCTACGTTTGTGGCGCCCAATTTAATTTTAACTGAGGGAAAATGATAGAAAGATTAAAAGATATATTTAAAGGTTTAGAAAGTGCGCATGGTATCACTTTTAAAACTCAAGAAATTAGACATGATGGTAAAAATGAAGTTAGAGTTAAAACTATAAGAGAACCTGTAACTAATGAGTTATGGGAAAAGCATTTAAAAGGTGAAGAACCTGGTCTTGGTATTATACCAATCAATGAAGATAATAAATGTCAATGGGGTGCAATAGATATTGATACCTATCCTTTTGATCATTTAAAATTAATTAAAAAAATTAGAGAAAAACATTTACCATTAATAGTATTTAGATCTAAATCTGGTGGTGCTCATATTTATTGTTTTGTAAAAGGATTTGTTGCAGCATCTTTAATGAGACAAAAATTACAACTCATGGCATCTGCATTAGGTTATGCTAAAGCAGAAATATTTCCTAAACAATCTAAAATTATGGCAGAAAAAGGTGATGTGGGTAATTTTTTAAATATGCCTTATCATGGTGGAGATAGAACCGTTAAGTATGCAATAGATGATGAGGGTAATTCTCTAACTATAGAAAATTTTATAAAATTATATGATGAATATGTTTTAGAAGTATCACAATTTAAAGATTTATTTATAAATAAAAAACAAGAAAAAATTAAAGAAGAATTTCCAGATGGTCCACCATGTTTAAATACAATTATTAAAAATGGTCCTATTATAGAAGGAAATGGAGATGTTGCAGCATCCGGTCGCGATAATGGTTTATTTAATATTGGAGTTTATGTAAAAAAATCTAACCCAATAGGTTGGGAAGACAAATTAGAAGATTACAATACAGAAAAATATATAAAACCACCTTTAAAATCTACAGACATACAAAGGATTTTAAAACAATTAGATAAAAAAGATTATGATTATAAATGTAAAGATAAACCTATTTGTAATTTTTGTGATGAAAGACTTTGTTATACAAAACAATATGGAAAAGGTGGGGATGTTCGAATGCCTGCAATTACAGCAATTAGAAAATACGAATCCGATCCACCAATATTTTTTGTAGATATAGATGAAGAAACGGTTGAAGTAGATGCACCTACACTACATGATCATGAAAAATTTAGTATTGAATGTATGACAGAATTAGGAATGCCATTAATTCCTGTTGCTAAATTAGTATGGAGAAAACAATTAGCATCTTTAATGAAGAACATGGCAACGATCGAAGCTCCAGATGATACTAAAAAAGATATACAATTAAAAGAATTGTTAACAACCTTTATCAGTCGAGATGGTAAGTCTATGGAAGATGTATTAAAAAGAAAACCTTACACACAAAATGGTGTTAGTTATTTTAAATTTAAAGATTTCTGGGCATATGTAATTAAACAAAAAACATGGTCTGAAAAAAAATATCCTAAAAATAAAACCATAAGATTGTTAGAAGATTTGTTTAATGCAAAAACAGATGTTGTAAAAATTACAGTAGGTAAAGAAGAAAAAAGTGTAAAAGTTTGGACTGTAGAAAAAATAGAAGTTGAGAAATACATACCAAAAAGAATAGAAAAAAAACCAGCAGCGTTTGAATGAGAACCGTAATAGCAGGACCACCAGGTACAGGAAAGACACATACTTTGATACATAAACATTTACATAACGAACTAATTAATCATAAAACTGATTCTAAAAAAATTTGTTATATTACATTTAGTAATGCTGCAGCTAATGAAGCAAAAGATAGAATAAAAAAAGAATATCCAACGTTTGAATTTGATTGGATTTGTACCATGCATTCAATGGGAACTAAATTATTGAGTATTGATACTCCTACTCAGTTACTAAAAGGCAAAAACTGGAATGCATTTAAAAATAAATATGGTCACAATGATTTACATTTTGAAACAAAACAACATGAAAATGGTTTTAATGAATATAAAAATCAATATATGCAGATTATTGAATATTCAAGATGTAAAAAAATTAAATTACAAGATGCAGCAATAGAATTGGATCTAATAGATTATATTAGTGAACCTTCATTAGAACAAATTAATCAAGATATATTAGATTATAAAAGAGATTATAACATGTATGAATTTTCAGACATGATTTCCAAGTTTGTTGAGAAAAAATTATGTCCTTCCCTCGACTGCGTTTTTCTCGATGAAGCCCAAGATCTAAATCCCTTGCAATGGGAAATGTTTTTTTACATCGAATCTTGTTGTAAAAGATCTTACATTGCAGGGGATGACGATCAGGCTATCTATTCATTTCAAGGGGCCGACCCTAAAACATTTATTAACCTTGAAGGGATTCCCGATCATCAAACACAATCACGAAGAGTGCCTAGAGCAATACATAAGGTTGCGTTATCTATTTTAGATAACATTGATGAAAGAAGAATTAAAACATGGGAACCTAGAAAAGCAGAAGGTAGAGTCTTTGAAAATTTAGAACTAGAAGATTTAGATTTTAGTTTTGGACAATGGATGATTTTAACTAGGACCAATGAACAAATGAAAAATCTGGTGCCCATGTTGCAAGAAACCGGTTATAGATTTGATTGTAAATTCAATGATTTGTTGCCCACTGAAGCACTAAAAGCAATTAATGATTGGCGACGATTAAATAGAGGTGCAAGCATATCCGGTGAAGAAGCAAGAAACATTTATGAATATTTAAAGTACGAAGAGGGCGACGTAAAATACGGATTTTCTGGTGGCAAATCTCTAGTCAATGTAGACTCGGTTGATATGGATGAATTAAGATTAGAACATGGTCTGATTGCATCTGGAGGTTGGGATGCATTACGATTTAAAGATTATCAATATAATTATATCAAGGAACTTGTGGCGAGCGGCGAGGATCTAGATAAACCGGCAAGAATAAAATTATCTACTATACATTCTGTAAAAGGAGAGGAAGCAGAAAATGTAGTTTTATTTACAGATTTAGAAAGAATTATTTACGAAGCAGCTCAAGTAAATAAAGACACTGAACATAGATTATTTTTTGTTGGTGTAACAAGAGCAAAAGAAAATTTATTCATAATGAATCAAGGTTATGAATATCAATACAACATAGGAGAAGAAATAATATGACAAATAAAGGTATGTTTGATGGAGCATTTCCACAAGATAAGCAAATAGGCGGGAGTCACTACAAAGACTTTCACATTCAACCATATGAATTTATTTCTAAGAACGACCTTTCTTTTTTTCAGGGGAACGTTATAAAGTACGTGTGTAGATACTTGAATAAAAACGGAATTCAAGATTTAGAAAAAATAATTCATTATTGTGAATTAGAAATTAAAAAGATGAAAGATACAGGTAAAAAGAAGTGAATATGTTTGCAGTTCATGATTTGTGTTTTTATACATTAATAACTTATTTTTTTTGGAGTAGATTAATATGATTTTTCAAGCACAAACAGAATGGACTTGTCCAGAACATTTTCCTGATTTAAGTCAAGCAAAATATATTGCAATTGACTTAGAAACTAAAGATCCTAATTTAAAAATAAGAGGATCAGGGGCAGTTATTGGACAAGGAGAAATTATAGGTATTGCTTTAGCAGTAGATGGATGGTCTGGTTATTATCCAATAGGACATAGAGAAGGCAACTTGGATAAAAGAATTGTTTTAGATTACATAAGAGAAGTTTGTGCAACAGATGCAGTTAAAATATTTCATAATGCAATGTATGATGTTTGTTGGTTAAAAGCATATAATATAAAAATAAATGGATACATCGTAGATACGATGGTCATGTCATCATTAATTGATGAAAACAGATTATCTTACACATTAAACAGTATTTCTTATGAATATTTAAGAGAAGTAAAAGATGAAAAAGGTTTAAAAGAAGCAGCTGAAGCTGCCGGTGTAGATGCTAAATCAGAAATGTATAAATTACCTGCAATGTATGTTGGAGCTTATGCAGAAAAAGATGCAGAACTTACTTTAGAATTATTTAAAGTTTTATCTAGAGAAATAGATAAACAAAATTTAAATAACATTTTTGATTTAGAAACTAATTTATTTCCATGTCTTATTGATATGAAATTTAAAGGAGTAAGAGTAGATGTAGAAGCAGCACACCAATTAAAACGGTCAATGGTGAAAGAAGAAGAAGCGTTATTATTAGAAGTAAAACGAGAAACAAATATTGATACACAAATATGGGCAGCGAGGTCCATCGCGCAAGTCTTTGACAAACTCGGTTTACATTACGAAAGAACCTTGAAATCACAAGCACCCTCCTTTACTAAAAATTTTTTATCTGAACATAGACATCCTTTAGTTAAAAAAATTGCTAAGGCAAGAGAAATTAATAAAGCTCATACAACTTTCATTGATACAATACTAAAACATGAGCATAGAGGTAGAATTCATGCGGATATTAATCCAATAAGATCAGATCAAGGTGGTACGGTGACCGGGAGATTTTCTTATTCTAACCCAAACTTACAACAGATTCCTGCAAGGAATAAAGATTTAGGACCTAAGATTAGATCTTTATTTATTCCAGAAGAAAACCATACTTGGGGTTGTTTTGACTATTCACAACAAGAGCCAAGATTGGTTGTACACTATGCAGCAACAACAGATCCAATTATGTATGATGATTCTGTTGCAAATATTGTAGAAAAATTTAAAAGTGATTCTGTAGACTTCCACCAAACTGTTGCAGACATGGCAGGAATATCTAGATCACAAGCCAAAACAATTAATCTAGGTTTATTTTATGGAATGGGTAAAGCAAAATTACAGGCCGAGTTAGGTTTATCTACTAAAGCAGAAGCAGAAAATTTATTTAATCAATATCATGAGAACGTACCTTTTGTCAGAGAATTAATGAATAGAACTTCACAACATGCTCAACTATCAGGATCTATTGGAACTTTACTTGGAAGAAGATGTCGATTTGATAAATGGGAACCTAATACTTTTGGTATGCATACACCAATGACTTTAGAAGAAGCTGAAAGAACTTATGGTAGAGGAAGAATCAAAAGAGCATTTACATACAAAGCTTTAAATAAATTAATTCAAGGCAGTGCTGCTGATATGACTAAAAAAGCAATGTTAGATTTATATAATGAAGGCATTATACCGCACATACAGATACATGATGAACTAGACATCTCGGTAGAGTCAGAAGAACAAGCTAAAAAGATAATTGAAATTATGGAGAATGCTGTTACACTAGCGATCCCAAATAAAGTTGATTATGAATATGGCAATACTTGGGGTGAAATACATGGGTAAATATTATGGCATATTTAAACGCGAACATCCCTCCAATTTATTGCAAAATAAGGAAGGAGTATTTGTATGACTTTAAAGAACATCATGGTGAAAGTGAAGACTGTGTGGTCTTCGGTTTGGCAAGCATTAGCGGGAAGGCACTCTTATTTCATATTATGTTACCGAATGGTGCGGTCTTTTATAGATTGCCTATCAGCGCGTTTTTCCAAGAACGTTTTTCTAGATCCGAAGTGCCGGATATGTCAGTCGACGAATTACAATTGTGGAATTGTTTTAGTTATTATCCTAGCGTGCATTGCTTTGATTGGTTGGCTGGTGTAGACGGAAAGTACATTGGTAAAGATAAAAAATTCTATAAAGGACAATATTTATTTACTGTTGACTGGGCGCATCCAGAGTCTAATATATTGAATGTTGAGCATAGTGAAATTCCTCAAGAACATAAGTGCGCGCATATATTGGCTCTTAATAACGGGAATTATGCAGCTCAGCCTAATAATCGTATTTTGTGGCACATTAATAGTTATACTACTGATAACAGCTGGCCTGATTATAAAGTCCAAAATACAGTTTGGGATTGCGAAGGTTCGGATTGGGTTACAGAAGATTCGGATAAAATGTTCTACGAAATAGAACCAAAGGAGGAAAAATGAATTTTAAATGGGATTTGAAAAAACAAATGGACAATAGAAGAAAAGAAGAAGCTGCTAAAGCTCAACTTCGTAAAAGAAGTAAGGACTCTATTGCTAGACCAAAAGCGGAGAAGAATATTACATCTAACGATCCAAGACTTCAAGGAATTTAATAATGAAAAAATATTGTAGTATTTGTAACCATAGGTGTCATTGTGTAGGTCAAGGTTATTATGTATCTAGTAATAAATGTGATGCCTGTATTTGTGATGGCTGTGATTGTGGTGGCGTGGTGCTAGGAGCAAAAGTTAAAAAAACTTTTTGGCAAAAAATTAAAGATTGGTTATTTTAATGTTTGACAGATTCATGTATAAATTTTGCGATATAATCGATAATGTTTTTTCTAAAATAGAAACTATAGCTATTAATACATCTACATGGTTATGGAATCAAAGAGTAAAAATTTTAAGAAAAAAACGAGGGAGAAAAAAATGAAACAGTGCAAACAGTGCCAGAAAGAATTTGAAGTTAAAGATTCATTAGATGAATTTGAATTATTTTGTAGTAAAGAATGTAAAGAAGAAGCATTAGCAGAATTAGATTCCGATTCTGATGAGTGTCTATCATGTCAATAAAAATAAATGAAAACACAAGTATCGGTCTTCCGTTACGTAATTTAATAGGACTGATTGCAGCTGTGGTAGTAGGCGCATGGTTTGCTTTTGGTGTTGTTGAAAGACTCAATGCTCTTGAGACAGCTAATAAATTATTTGAACAAGATTTACTTGAAGCATCAGCGCAGAAACCAATTGATCAAGAACAATTTATGTTATTAGAACATATAGCAGAAGGATTAGAAAAATTAACGA